CTGCACTAGGAAATGCACCATAACCAATACCGACAGGAAATACATTTTTAGCATCATTTAAACTTCCAGCATTTGCTGGTTGGTCTGGTAGCCAATCTGTAAATTGTATTCTTTTTGTTGTCATATTATAGTTTCATTATGTATGCAAGAGCATAGTAAGGAGGTAAGTTAGCATTAGTTGCACTTGTACCTGAAGAATTTGTAGTAAATGAATGAGTATGACCTGAATGAGTGCTTGTAACTTGACCTGATAATGCTTTCCATTGTTGGTATTCATTATCTCTATCAATATCTCCTGTACCAGCTACAGCTTGAACTAAATAATGTGGTAATGTGTGGTTGTGAGAACCTCCAGTATTTGTTGTGCCTGTATGAGTGTGAGATGGTAAAGTTGCATCTGCACTACCACCAGTAGCATCTACTGCATAAGTGTTTCCTGCTCCAACTACAAATTTATCTCTTAAATCAGGAGTTCCTGATGAACCATTACATAATGCCCAACCGCTAGGAATAGAGCCTGTAGAACCTGACCATAGCATAATCATTCCTGTAACAAAAGCATCACCCCATGTAGGAGTTGCCGATGAACCACTAGAAACTAAAACTTGTCCTGATGTTCCTGTTGCTCCGTCTAGTGTCAAACCTCCAGTAACGGCTAATGTACCTGCTGCTGTAATTGTGCCTGTGCTAGTCCAACCATCACCACTAGAGCCATCCTGCCAATCTTTAATTTGTGCCATTGTTTCACGAATAGCATTATTAATGGTGCTGGGAGGGCAACCCTCATTTATGTTAATTGAGTTTATGTCAGTATTATTTGCTGCAACACTGTCCCATTGCGATACTTTAGTTTTTGCCATGTTTTATCCTTGTCGTTTCCATTTGTTAGTTCCTACTGTTGAATCAGTCCATACATCACTACCTGCTGATACTGCTGACCATGTGTTTTCTTCTACTGGGACATCAGTCCATTCTTCACCAAGTAAATATCCTATTGCTGTTACTGTTCCTACACCATTTATAGAAGCATTAGCGTTTCTTGTTATAGAAGATGCTGCTGTTAATGTTGCTACTCCTACTACACTTGCACTTCCTACAGCAGTAAATCCACCTAAAGCTGTAACTGTGGCTACTCCAGAAATACTTGCATCACTTGTTCTTATTCTTAAACCATCAGCAGTTAGTGTAGCTACTCCACTAATACTTGCATCAGCATAAATAATAGAACCTGATAGAGCAACTGTTAATGTTGCACGACCACTAACATCACCACTACCAAATGCGACATAAACAGCATTAGCAGTAACAGTAGCAGTTCCAGTAATAGAACCTGTTGCATTATTAATCAGACCGCCTAATGCAGTAACAGTTGCTTGACCATTAACACTTGCATTACCAAATTGTATTCTTAAACCATCTGCTGTTAAAGTTGCAGTTGCACTAATAGATGCAGCAGCAGTTCTTTCTCTTAATGCACTAGCTGTAAGAGTTCCTACACCTTGTATCTGTGCAGTACCTGTTTTTGTTATAGTGCCTAGTGTAGAGTATGGACTCTGTGAAAATGTACTTATGCCAAACATTTATTCTGCTTTTTCTGCTATATTCATAGGACTTGCTTTAGTCCATTCTAGGTATTCTTGGTAGTCTCTGTTATCTTTATCCATTGGAATAAAAACATTATCAGATATTCTTTGTATTACCTTTGCTTCTTTAGTACCTGTTATATCTTTTAGTTTTTTATACATAATTATAGCTCCGCATCTGCTGTTATTAATGTTGTTGCTGAAGGGTTATAATGAAAAGCAGCTCCTTGAGTAACAGAAGCAGTAATGTCAATTCCAACACTATAAATGTCAGGGTAACTATTTAGTAAAGCAGTTACTGTTTTTGCTGTATTATTTTGAAGAATACTGCCACCAACACCAGAAGCAGCTATAGTAGGAGTAGCTCTTTTAATTTGTTTCATATATATGAGTGCAAAATTTCTTGTTGTATTATAAGAACTACCAATTATTTGTCCACCATTATAGTTTAAAGAGTCATTTATTATTGGTTCAAAATACCTTTGACACAATGCTAGTTGTTGCCCATATTGTAAGTTCTCAAATGGTGTCGCAGTTGTACCTGCTTCTAGTTGCACACCTGTAATATAAAATGTAGAGCCATTTGTTTGTATTGGGTTTACTTGTCCTGTTACACCTTCTAATACTGAAGAAGTCCAAGTTCCTGCTGTTCCTAATCTATCAGCACCTGCACCTAAACTAAAATTCAATCTTAATCCTAAAGCATTATTAGTTACCCATGTTCCTGATGTATCACCTGCAATAGTAACTGTCTTATATTCCCAAGTGTTTGCAGCAGATATTGTATAAGAGAATGGATTAAATCTATTAAAGTCACCATTAGCAACTGAACCACCTAATGTTCCTGTTACACTTGAACGAACCCAAAAAGATAAAGTTACTGATTGTGCATCTGAAGTTCCCCAATTAAGGTCTGCTATATTATAGCCTTCAATTTGTTGTTGAATTCTATAAGATGAAGTTCCCCACATTGGAGAAGCATCATCATCTGTTGTAACAGTAGCTTTTAATGAGTTTGAAAAATTTGCTGGTGAAGTTGTATCTTGTGCTAATGTAAAAACACCTTCTGAAGTTTCACCTCTACCTAACCATCTATCAACATTGTAAGTAACACCTGTCCCATTTATAGTAGCTGTACTATCTCTTTGATCAATCCTCATATCACCATTAATGATTCTGTTCTTCATTCCAATACTAGCTTGTGCTGTTGTTGCTAATGTACCTGATGATGCTTGTAGGTTAAGCGTATTTGTTCCTGCAACACTAGGTGCTTGTATCGTTATTTCACCAGAGGTATCTCCCTTTAATTTTATACTAGACATTATTCACCTTCCTTTGGGTATTTAGCTTTTACTGCTAAACAATCATCTATATATTTTTGTACTTGAGCATCATCACCTTTTACAATACCATCTAGGTAATTTATAAAAGGAGGATATGCTTCAGCCCTTTGTTGTTTGTATGCGTTAGGGTCTACCCAAGCATCTACTAAAGCCATGTCTATCTCTACAGGGTTACCATCTTTGTCCATTGCTCCTTTTGTATCATGTATTGATACTACATTAGGATATAGTGCGTAAATTGCATTGTGATTCATTATCCTGCCACCTCCATTGCTGTCATTGAACCTATAATTTCAGCAGTAGAACTTCCGTCATTTCTGTTGTTTATGTAAAGTGTTCCAGCATTACCATACGCTTGAAGTTGATAAGTGACTGCTGATGTTGTACTTGGTGAGTCTAGGTATGAAAAGCTCAAATTTCCAAATCCTTGAGTTGCACTTCCATGAGCCACATAAACATTTGATAAATTGTTAGAACTCCCAAGCGATATTTCAACTGCATCTCTTAACAAGGCACATTTGTTAACTGCCGAAATATTGTTCCCATACCTAAAATCAACAAATACCAGAATTTTTGAAGTGGTTGAAGCTGGAGTAAGAGTGACATTAAAGTCTGTAACATTCGTCAATGACCGAGCAGTTGTTGAAAATGTTGTAGTAGTATTATAATTAACTACTTGTAATACATGACCTGTAGCAGTTAAGTTATTAGTTGGAGTAATATTACCACTACCATCTACAGTTAATATGGTGCTACCATCTTGCTCTATCGTAGAACCAGATGCTGTGGGTTTAAGTGTTATAGTCATTTTATATCTCGTCTAATTGTTCTTGAGTTGGTTGTGTTTCAGTAGGGTGATTCCATTTTCCAATGTAGTCACCTTTACCATCAGAGTCATTTTGTAACATGATTGTACCTGTTGTAGGTGCAAAGTCGTCTGCTGTTAGGTTAGGTCTTACTGCTAAAATTTTATCGTATAGTGTCATGTTTTTTTCTTATGCTTGTTGTATTAAATGTCCTGAAATAACTTGTTGAAAACCATTAGGGTCAGAATCTAAATTAGGTGTTGTACCAATTTGATAACAATATATTTCTATGTAATCTGTTGTTCCATTAAAATATACAATATCAGAATTACCAAAGTCTCTACCAATCGTTCCAGATGTTACCTGTAAATCAAAAAGTCTTGAATATGTGACTCCATTTTTATATATTGCTCCAAGACATCTTGCAAGACCTACAGCTCCTTCTGCACTTACAATAAGATTAATTTGATAGTAACCAGCTATTGTAGGGGTAAATCTTGATGTAGATGTACTAAAGTTAGAATTAGTATCAAAAGTAACATCACTATAAGTAATTTTTGTCCAAACATTTGATGATAGAGATTGGTCTGCATTTCCTTTAAAAGCTCTAAACAATGGAGCGGTTGTTGGTCTATATCCATTACTATTAAACTGCCCTACCTCTGTAGGACTATCAGCATTACCGACACCAATCCTTAATGTGCCATCAGGTGTAGCTGGTTGATAGATAGTAAAGTTATTAGTAGCTGTTGCATCTGTTCCAACTTGTAGTTTTTTACTTTTTACTGTACTCACGCTTCTATCTCCATAACTGTAAGTTCTGATATACCTTGTTCATCTAAACTAAAAGTTCTATTAGTCCACATGGTTTTACTATTGTTAGAACTCGCAACTAAAGTATAGGTAATAGCTGTACCAATAGTGCTTCCTGTGCTATCTACAGTCTGAACATGCATAATTTCAGGTGTTGTAGAATCATTAGTCGTCGTAGCAGAGTATGTATGTGTTGCCGCTGATAAACCAAGTTTATTACTAGTAGACCCACCAGTATTTATTCTAACCCCATTTCTTTGTATATTAAAAACTACACTCCATGCAGAAGCCACTTCTCCAAACCATCTAGCACTAACAACAAATTTACTTCCAGCTCCTTTAGGAGTAATAGATAAATCAAAGTCTGTACCAGTACCAATTTGCGTGTCTGATGTTCCTATTGTTTGTGAACCTTGTGTTGATATTACTTTATTTACTACTTGTAGTATTCCAGAGCCTACATTACTAGCAGAAACTGATTCACTAGTAGAAATTGCTCCACCGAATGTACTTGTACCATTTCCTTTTACTTTAGTTACCATTACACTACACTCCATGTAGAGCCATCACCAATAGTAATAACAATTCCGTCTGCAACTGTAATATCACCTGCTGTCATAGCATTTCTATTATCTGCCAATGTGTAGTTTGTATCTATTGTTGTGCTGTTTTCTACAAAACCTATGCCGTTTATAGTCACTGACATTACTTATCTCCCTTTGGGTACTTGTCTTTAACTTCTTTTATATGATCTAACCATGTTTCTGTACCATCTTGTACATCATGATATTGCATATCTAATTGCTCGGCATATGGTGCGTATGCTTCAGCTCTTTGTTGTCTGTATGCGTTAGCCATTGCTTCTGCTTCTAGTTTTTCATGTTCTTGGATAAGTTCTTCTTCTGTTGGCTTTGTTATATCTTTAGATAACCATTGTAATCCAGAATAATCGCTTCCATCTAAACTCCATTTAGCTTCTGGATGCAATGAAATAATAGCTTTTGTTAAATCAATCATCCTGCTATCTCCATTAAAGTAATAGTAGAAAGTGGTATTGTGTCGTAATTACTAGCACCAAATTGAAAAGTCTCTTGCCTGTTTAGATAAACTATAGGACTATTATTGTAACCCCCTAACTGTACTTGATAGGTTAATGCTGATGTTGAGGAAGGACTATCTATCCATGACCCTGAAATATTCATCATTGCGTATGTGTTACCAACATAATTATTTACCCTTGCTGAAGTTACAGGTCTACTTCCTTCAGAAGTTCCTAAAAATGGATAATTAGACCCCTGTCTTATTCTTAAACTTTGTTGATACCCACTTGCTGCTGCTGCATTTTGACCAATATAAGCGTGTACCATAACTAATATTTTACTGCTAGTTGAAGAAGGTGTAATAGTAGCGGAATATCCAGTTACATCTATAAAATATCCACCATTGTCAGGTACAGAAGTACCAGTAAAGGTTGACCCTTTTTCTCCAGAAATAACTTGCAGTATATGACCAGTAGAAGTTAATTTCATACCACTACCCATAGATAAACCACTGCTATCTATTGTAGCAACATCTGCTCCTGCTGATTGTAACTTTATTTCTCCACTTGTATCTGATGTAACTACAACACCATTAGTTGTATCTGCATTTATTGTACTTGACATTATATAACCACCCATCTGCTAGAAGCAGGAACTGTTACTGATACTCCACTAGCGACAGTTACAGGTGATACTGACATTGCATTGTAACTTGTAGGCACTGTGTAGTTAGTTCCTATAATTGAATTATTTATAAATATACCATTAGTAGCACCTAGTTGTGGTGCTATACCTGTATTGTTACCATCTTGGACTACTGCTTTTTCAGCAGGATAAGTACAGAATACATCACTTGTGCTACTTAAAAAAATAAGGTTACCACTATTACTAGATTCTAGTACAGTGTCCCTAGACAAAGTTAAAATTGAAGCTGTATAAGTGCCTAGACCTACCTCATAGTCGTTACCACTTGTAATAGCATAGTAAGTTGTATTACCATCACCTATAGCATCAAAAGATTGAAAACCTGCACTTGCTCCATCCAATAGAATCGAGCCTGTACCTACTGTCGTAGTGGTTTCTTTTACCCTATCTTTTACAATAAGAGCCATATTTTATCCTTACGCTAATTCTACAGTTAAATTACCAGTAGTGATTTTAAATATATCACC